GACCACGGGTGAGCTCCCTAGATGTTGTAGACGCGGCGACGGTCATGGAACTGGATCCGGTTGGCACGCATGAACAAGCGGCCCTGCTCGGTTGTGTTGGCTTCCTGTAGCGCCGCGAGCGGCGTCCTGCCCGCCAGCGCCGCGCGCTGCATGACCGAGCAGCCACGGTCGACGTCACGACTGGCCGAGTCGACCCCGGCGTAGTCGAGGACCGTGTTGACCCGCTGACCGGTGGTCTGGCGTTCCAGTCCGACCAGGGCGTGCTGGTGTTGCGCCAGGTAGTCGGTGAAGGTCCATTCGCTGCTAGCTCCGACGTAGAGCTGGATGTGGCCGAACCCGCCGGCGTAGAAGGTGCCGACGGTGGCGCTCAGGACGGTGTCGGATGCGGGCGTCGAACCCGAGAGGGCTCCCGTGTACTGGTGGGTCCCGACCCACAACTCGAATACTGAGGGGTCGAAACCGTACCGCAGCGCGATCGGGGTCCAGGCCTGGTCGGGTAGGACGGGACCGTCGATGGTGCCCGTGAGATTCCCCGTAGCCGTCACGGTGAGCTCGCCACCGACTCCCACGGCAAGCTGCAGGCTCGCCACCTCGGTAGCGTTAAAGCCGAGCAGGTACGTGGCCGGGGTGTACTGAGCCAACTGCGGGTAGTACCAACCGATGAACGTGACCGTTTCTCCGACGGCCAGCGGTTCGAAGAAAAACCCGATGCGCATGTCGGGTGCGGCCGCGATGACCGACTGGCTGGCAAAAGTTCCCAGGGACGCATCCAGTCGGGCCAGCGAGACATCATCACCGCTGATCGAACTGGCGCCCTGGCCGGCCACCGCCTTGCCACCCGAGTCGGGAACAAACCCGGATGAGGACTGTCCGTAGACCTCGGCGATGGGAGGATGTGACCCTATGACGTCGCGGAAGGAGACTCCGGCCTCGTTGCTGGGCCAGTATCCTTTGAGGACATCCCCGCCGTTGTGGACGATGTGGGCGCCCAGCGTCGAAACGAATGTCGGCATCGACTGCATTCGGCCGAGCAGGTCGACCAGATTTGCCGTGACTCGGTCGCTGTTGGCGTGCTCGGTGCGAGTGTCCTCCGGCACCTCCAGATAGGCGAACGTCTCGAACGTCTCCCCGCCGACGTTCTCGCGGATCCGAATCTGGCGAGCCTGGGCCCAGTATGGATACAGCGCGCTGGTGGTATTGCCGACAGTGAACCGGTGGTCGTTGTTGAGAAGCGTCAGGTGCCCGGAGGCCGGCTCGTCATCCCCCAGTTCCGACTGGCGCCCCTCCGACCAGGTCATCGACGAACCCCGCGTCAATACGTAGGGGCTGCTGATATCGACCCAGGCTCCGTTGAGCAGCACCGCCACCTCAACAGTGGCCAGGTCCGCCCAGACCGTCACGGGTAAGCCACTCGGATGGTGGCGGCGGGCACGTTTCGGCTGACCGCGTTGCTGATCATCTCATCGCGCAGCACCTTGCCATTGGGCGTCTCCACGATCAGCCGGATGATGGCGACACCGCCGCCGCCGAGCATCGACTCGGTGGTCCCATGCGGGTAGACGGTCGAGCCGTAGGGCAGCTTCACCAGCTCTCGGCCGCGCTCGCCGGTCATGGTCCAACCGCCGCGCAGCCCGCCGGACTCTGCTCCGACGATCCCGCCGTGGGCGTGGCCCCCTGCGAGCGGGTCGCGCGCAGAGACCCGGACGGTGGTGACGCCGGCGCCGGCCCGGTACAGCTCGCGGTGCAGCTCTTGGGCCTTGAGGATCGCCGCGTCGGCCTGCAGCTTGACCTGGGTGGTCACCTCGGTCGGGATCAGACCCAGTTCCTTGGCGTACTTGTGCGCCTCGGCCTTGTTGAAACCCAGCTGGACCAGGGTGTCCTCAAGCTGGCGGTCCAGCCCGGCCGTGGACTTTCCCGCCTTACCGTACTCGATCACCAGGTCCTGGTAGATGCCTACCAGGTCGCGGACCGAGTCCCGGTTGTCCCGGGCGGCCTGGGTGTTTCCGGTCAGCGCCCCGGCGCCCTTCTCGTGCTCCTCGCGCTGCTTTTTGACCTGGTCCTTCAGCCGCGCCACCGCGTCGGCGGCCTTGTCCTCGGCCTCCTCCACGTCGAAGGCGTCGATGACGTGCTTCTTGAGCGACTCGCCGAGCTTGTCGACCTCCCGCGAGGCGTCCTTCGCCGCCTCGCCCAGCTCGGTGGTCTTCTCGCCGCTGGTTTCCATCGCGGCCGAGAACTGCGGCAGGATCTTCATCAGCTGGTCGACCGAGACCCCGGCCCGGGTGGCGAGGACCGGGATGAGTTGCGCCGCTTCCTGGATGTGACCCTTGTTGACCATGTCGGCCAGGGCGGTGTCGACGGCCCGAATTCGCGCCTCGGTACGGGTGAACTGCTGGTCCGCCCCGACCAGGCCGAGGACGAACTTGCTGACCCCGTCGGTGGCCTTGACGAACCCGCTCGCGCCGGCGGTGGCCAGGGCCCGGTCGAGCTCCTTCGCGTCTCGGCCGAAGATCCTGGCCGACTCCCCGGCCAGGCGGGCCTTGCCGTCCCATTCCGTCAGACCCTGGGTCAGCGCGTCCATCTGGGGTTCGAGCTCGCCGACCACCGAGCTGACGATGGCGCCGGCGACCTGCAACGCGATGAAGGCGGTGGCGGCCTTCCCGGCGATCACCGCGGTCTTCTGCAAGCTGCGCTGCAGTCGGCTGTCGCTCGCGGCCATCTTGTCCAGCGCCTCGCGGGTGGCGATGATCCGCGGAGCCAGCAGCGCGGACGCGGCGCCTAGGCCAAGCACCGCGGCGGTGACCAGCACCACCGGCTGGGGCAGGCTGGTGATGGTGGTCGCGAACTGGCCGGTGATCTGCTGGGCCTTCGCCATCACCGGGATGAACACGCCGCCGACCTTGGCCTTGGCCTCTTCCATGGTCGCGGCGGCGATGCGCTGGGAGTTGGCCAGACCGTCGGCGGTGTCGCGGAAGTCCCCGGCGGTGTCGTTGGTCTGGTCATAGATCAGGTTCAGCCGCGCGAGGGCCTTCTCCTGGCTGGTCAGCTGCGCGGCGGAGGTCTTGTGGCTGTCGGCGAGTGCCCGGGCCTCGACCGAGACGGCGGAGAGGGACACGCCGTAGCGCTCCAGCGGATCCTGCTCGCCACGCAGGCCGGCCTGGATCGCGACCAGCGCGTCGGAGACGTCGGTGTTGAACACCGAGGCCATGTCCGCGGCGCGTTCGGTAAGTTTGATGGTGTGATCGGTGACCTGGTCCAGGGCCAGGCCCTGGTTCTTGAGCATGCTGCCGAGCGGGGTGGCCATCTGGTTGAACGCCCGGGTGGAGAGGCCGATGGCGTTGGCGTTGTCCCGGCCCCAGGCCCGCACCTGCTCCGACGCCGAGCCGAAGACCTTGTTGACCGCATTGACGCTCTCGCCCAGGTCCGAGGCGGCCTTGACCGACTCCGAGATCAGTTGCCGGGCCCTTTGCGCCCCCCGCTGCAGGGCATCGGCGAGCAGGACCCCGGCCGCGACCTCGCCGATCCGTCGCAGGGTGCCGCCGAGCCCCTGGGCTTTCTTGTCGGCCTCGCTGAACGCGGCGGCCGCCGAGCCGGGTCCACCGGCAACCGATTTGGCGAGCTTGTCCGCCCGCTTGGTGGCCGCGTCGAAGCCCTGCGCCGACCGGTCGACCGACGTGACGACGATCTGCACCTCGTTGGCGATGGCTACTCACCACCCCCGAGCTCCTCGAGCCGCAGCAGTCGGATCAGTTCTGCGTCCTCGGCTCCCAGCGCGCTGGGCAGGCAGTGGAAGCGGTCGCACATCCGCAGCGTCCACAGCGCCTGCTCGAGTTCTACGGGAGCGGAGACAACACCTCCATCGGCAGCGACTCCTCCACCAACCGCTCGCCAGCGTCGGATGGCTCCTCTAAAGGGGCCGAGATGCCCGCCACGGCCTCCATCCAGGCCCAGATGATCTGCCGGACGAAGGTGAGGTCCTGGCCCTGCATGCCCTCGAAGGTGGCCGGCACCGGGGTCCGGTTGCCCTCGGCGTCCTCGTCCTCGAGGTTCCACGACACCAGGACGGCGGCGAACTCGAGGAAGAGTGCGTCAACCTCGGCCAGGTCCTCCTCCGACGGTGGGTGGGCGAACTCCCGGGTGGCCAGGTCGGCGATGCGCCGGTACGCACCGACGCTGGCCGACTTAGCCACCACCTCGAGACCTGCCAGGTCCGCGTCGGCGAAGACCAGCCGGTAGGTCTTACCCCGCCAGACGTATCCCATCAGGCAGCCTCCTCATGCGGGCAGGTCCGCCCGAAACGGGTCATCGAGTTGCAGTTCCAGCACAGCAGTCGGTACCCGTCCTGCGGCCAGCCGCGACGCCGAAGATCCGCGTAGGCGTGGCTGCCGACTTTGAGACGGTACCCTAGCTACTCGCTAAGACCATGTCGGCACAACGCCGTTGGCCAGGACGCCAGGCGCGGTCCACGTGAGCGAGCCGTCCTGTGCCCGGGTCAGCGAGTAGTCGGTGAACAGCAGCGTCGGCGTGCCCGTGACGCCGAGGGACACGCCGTTGGTGGTGAGGGTGAACTCCCGCGCGACTGAGGTCGACGGCACCGTGCGGAAGATCAGGTGCGAGCCGGTGGCGTTGAAGACGCCGTTCAGCGTCAGCGACATGTCGGCGAGCAGCAGCAGCCGCTCCATCGCCGACTTGTCCACGCCGGTCACGTCCTGCACGCCACGCGGGGTGGCAAAGGACAGATTTGTCACATCATTTTTCAGATCTGTCAGTGTTCCGGCCGAATCGTCCACTGAGAGTGTGGTCCAGCCCATGCCGGTCGATTTGCTGATGGCTACTGCCCTCCTTGATTAGCCCTACCCAGGGCGCTAGCCGTTGATGACCCGCGCGATGCGATCAAGGTGTTCACCGAAATCTTCGACCCAATCGGCGGCCCGCTGGTGCTGGTAGATCTCGCCGGTCGGGTTCCCACGCCAGTCGCCGCCGCGCACCACGTACAGCTCCGGGCGCTCGAGCGGGACCT